TATTGTAGTAGAAAATGTGCTGATTGCACCAGAGGTGGTGGTTGGAATAAAGGTTTGACAAAACTACAAGCACCAAATCTGTCAGGTGGTAGAAAACGTAGAGTTTCTGTTGCCGAGTACCCTACAAACTCCGACAGCAATTAAGCTGCCAACGCTAGTCTTTCATTCGAATTAGCATTTGTTTGTTTTGTTGCGTTAAGGTAGCTTCCGCACCGGTGCCTACTTCAACCCTTACTGTTATCAGTCGATCCTGTTTCATCCCCATACTGGCGGCAGAGTTTTCCTCTTGCTCTTTAAAGCATCCAGAACTTAGGCGAGCTACCAAAAATTGGTGGAGATGCGCGGTACTGCCCCGCGGTCCTGACTAACTTATTTGATCGTTATCAACGGCAACTCTGTATTTATATCACACTTAGTGATTAATGTCAAGGATTAAATATGTTCATTTTCGGCTCATGACCAACTACGTGAGAAGGTGACTTGTTAGTGTAGTACCAGAAAGTCAACTTCATTGCTGTCAAGATTCTCTTATTAATCATGACTGTAGGACCAGCAATTACATTGCCCATTTTTTCACCCATGACGCTCTTGAAGTATTCTAGCATTTCTTCATCGTTGAGAATTTGAAATTCTAGAGCAAGGATATCTTTGTATAACGTCTCACAAGCGGCACGATGTTCAGGAGTAGCGAACTCAATGTCAGAAAGACGCACATAAGACATATATTAGCCTTTATTGTTAATAGGAGCTGAGCGAGATTTTAGAAGGAATCTCTTTAAAGCCTCCATCGACTTCGACCACTCATCTCTTTCGGAAAGGCGCAGGGTGGTAACGATCCACCACTAACCGGCTTATGAGACCAGTAGGAACACCTGTTCCTGCGCCAAAGTATGGAGCGGGTGGCCGGTAACGCTCCGGTCCTGTCTAGCTTGGAAGGCTAGCGCACATCTATCTATACCACACCCGCAAAATGTACTGGTGTATTTTACTTAGCCCAACCAGTAGGCTCTCCCCTCAATGCTGTTCGTATTAACATTTTCCGGTCTGTTAATACCTACTGGGCACGGGAACTAAATTAGCTGAGCCTCACGTCATTGGCTCGTATGTCGTCTGGAATTCTCAATAAACGACGTGCGCTATGCGCTTCGTATCCAGATCAAACTCTGTGTATATGTAAACTTACCAATTAGAAATTTCTTGGTTGGGTTCTTAGAATGTAAAAGACCTACGATCTTATGTAGGTTCTTACGAGTCTTTGATTTTGGTAAAAATGCAAATTCCGAATCCCAGTCTCCATAGTATCGGTCGCGAATCTCATAATCCTCACCCATATAAACCGATCTTTGACCGCGAGGCCTAAGCATATAAATTGGGCCGGAGTATCTCACTGCATCATGATATCTCATCTTCTGCAGAATTTTCCTGACCTTGATTTGAGTCATACGATCAATTTGCAACATAACAATCTCCATAAAAGTATCAAAAACCAGGGCCCTGGAACCCATAGGTGGATTTATCGGTTTTACCAGCAGTCAGCTTGAGGTCGGGTTCCCTATTTACACCGACTAGTCTTTGAACTTGGTAGGCGACCCGAGTTTCGATCTCGGTCTAGAACAGTCATCTACTGCTAAAGGGTTTATAAGTCCCTCTCGTGTCCCAACACCGTCGCCTAAAACTTGGTGCCTCTTTCCGGAATCGAACCGAATTCTGAGCATTACAAGTGCCCTGCATCGCCATTTATGCTTAAGAGGCATAGTGGTACTTCCGGTTGGTAACGATCCAACTACCTCTCGCTTATCAAGCAAGCGCTCTACCATTGAGCTACGGAAGCATGAAATTGGCTGGGCAGACAGGACTCGAACCTGTAACCGTCCGGTTAACAGCCGGATGCTCTACCATTGAGCTACTACCCAAGAAATTGGAAGATCCACCCGGAATTGAACCGGGGTAACAGGATTTGCAGTCCCGTGCCTAAGCCATTCGACCATGGATCTAAAATTGGTGGGATGGGGGAATTTCGAAATCCCGACCCGCTGGTTAAGAGCCAGCCGCTCTGCCTCTGAGCTACCATCCCATAAACTTATTTATCATCCGCTCTATGAGATCATATTACCATATTTGAGGTTCTATGTCAACCAAAGAGTTAGTAACCTAGAAGATTGGAGGACCCTCTGGGGATCGAACCCAGGACGTACCGATTAAAAGTCGGTTGTTCTACCACTGAACTAAGGGTCCGCAATGGTGACCCCATCGGGGATCGAACCCGATTCTCCGGTTTGAGAGACCGGGATTCTAACCAAATAAACTATGGGGTCGTGATAATTTGTAATCTACTATGGCTTTAACCTTTCCAGTGAAAGCCGGTGATAGGGCTAAAGTAGCCAATCTCTCGGCCGTCAGGCTGGAGAAGTATTGCCTCAAAACAAGCACGCTTCATATGATTAGTAGCCGCATCCACAGATTGGAAAGACTTGGTATAAGCAAAGTTTGTAAAGCTTACCAGGTACATTGTCTGATTCCCTCTGTTGATATGACCATTATAACCGGTCTAGGTCACTTTGTCAACGGTAGATTTGTTAACTTTTTGTAACCTAGACCGTATACAAGATACCATATTCAATTGTCAAAGAGCAAGAACTCAGACTTCCTTAATTCCGTTACAGGAGGCTTTCAGACTCAGAAGAAAGGACGAGTCAGCCTTGAAGAGAGCATGGTCGATAGCATCATTCTCAGTGTATGCAGTAACCTCGACCAGGAAGAGACCGATAAACTTACCGGATTGACGGTCAGAGATAGCAATCTCAACTTCGAAGTTTCGCATCTCGTCGTATCCCTCTGTTGATATGACCATTATACCAGGATTGTAGGAGGCTGTCAACGGTAGTTTTATTACAAATTTGTAATCTAAGATACTGTATACAAAGCGGCGAAGGTGGTAGGAGTCGAACCTTCGCCTGCGGTTTTGGAGACCGCCGTGCTACCGTAACACTTCACCGACGCAAACTATGCCTTATTTAGGCATAGCGCTCATGCATGATAGTCTTCATCATAACACCCGTTGGAGTCATATCTTCCATGTCTCCTGAGAGCACGGACTTCAAGATCGAAGGGCTAAAGCCGGAGACCAAAGCAACTCCACGCTCATTGAACTTCACCGGCACATTGCTAGCTGCCATGATGTTCCAGAACACAATATTCGGAACAGTATAGCCAGCAGTTTCGTACTTACGGCGAATCATCTGCATTGCAGTATCATCAAAGCGAGTGCACTGGTCAAACTGCATGTCAGACATGATCAGCAGAGTAGCAGGCATCTCGGACTGAGGTACATCACCCTTGATTGCAACGTCAAGAATCTTCTCAAACGCAGCATGAAGATTGGTATTCATCTCCCACTTCGAAGTTACCATCTGCTGCACCTTCTGCAGGATATCACCCTTCAGATGCAAAAGCTGAGGGGAAGAAGAGAAGGTCAGGAATGTATCCTTGAACTTGCCCTTGTTCTTATCAGCACAGTACAGACCAAGGCTGACAGCTACGTCCATTGCGGTAGTCTTACCACCTGCAACACCAGCACCCATTGAGCCAGAGACGTCAACAAGAGCCAACACGTTAGCATCACCAACGTAGTTAGGCAGAGCATCCCACTGAGCCTTAACGACATCAAGTTCAGTCTTGTTATAGTCTGAACGCCAAGCGTAGTTGCTGACACCCTTCAGGACGTCATACGGATAAACTGCACCAGCGTTAACCTTTACAGTCTTGTCGCCCTTGACCAGCTTATCAACCCACTCCTTATACTTCGGAGTGTGGCGGTTGAAGGCCTTCTTATAACGGCTAGCCGCTACAGACGGAACATGAGAGAAGTTGATCTCATCCCAGTTCTTGGCACACATCTGAGTCTCAACAACCTTAGATGCAGTGACAAGGGTCTTGCGGTACTGCTTAGGGCTCATGCCGAGCTTATTGCGCAGCTTGACAGCCATAGCACCCTTACGCGGGGTCCACTTGGCACACAGACCATCATTGGCCATCAGTGCACGGCCGATCTTGGATGCAACAACATTCTGAATGTCTTCATCTACATCGTCCTCAAGCAGAACCAGAAGGTCATCCCAACGGCCGAGCTCAGGAGTCTTGTCAATGAGTCGAGTCAGCTCATGACCCATCAGATTCTTTGCTGCATGACGAAGAACCTTACGGTAGATCTCACGCTCACCTGCACCATTGCGGGCATCACGAGCCCAGAGTGCAATACGAGTGGCAATCTCGGCATCCTCAACAAATGCCGCCGTAAACGCAGGAATAGGATCCTGTCCACGCAGAGCGCCAATCTTGAAGAAGAGGTCTACGCATGCAGACGCGGTAGAAGCACGAGCCTTCATACCATTCTGAGTTCTGGAATCTTGGTTGATAACGGCATTTACGAACGTATTCATCATAATCTCCATAATGTTTAACAGGTTGGACTTGGTTGCTATATCAAAGCTTTAGATGCTGAACCCAACCTAGGGTTATAACAGGATCGTTTTTTGCCCCCTCGGGCAGCTGCCAGGTCTTGGTTGGCAATGTTGGAGTCGAACCAACTAAAAGGTTTTGCTGAACCGATCCTAGAACTAATAAAGTAACAGAGTGGCTCCTACTTCTTTTTTAGCCTTGAGAAATCGAAGAACAAGGTTGTTGGTTTTGCCGAAGCTCCCCAACTGTTCTGGATGCGCTTGTAGGCGCGACGGTGTTGCTGTAACCACTCTAATATTAGACAGGAAGCCTATAGTGCGGATTTGAACCGCTCCTATCGCGTTGAAGGCGATTGCTCTACCATTGAGTTAGATATGGTTTGCTGCAAGCTTCCTAAAACTTGTCGGGATCGTTTTGGTCCGCTAAGACTTACAGGGTTTAGCGTTTTTTGTTTGCTGAACCGATCCTAATAGTCGGGAATGAGGCTTAGTGAGTGTCTCATTCAATTTATAGGTTGACTATATATCAAATTCCTTGATTTGTCAACCCACTTTTTACATCTGGAGCAGCTTTTTATGGTATAAAGCGCAAAAATTGGTACCCGCTACGGGACTCGAACCCGTCCTGTAAAGATTTTAAGTCTTTTGCCTCTGCCGGTGGGCTAAGCGGGCTTGGTAGTCACGGTCGGATTCGAACCGACACTTAACAGATTTTGAATCTGCCGCCTCTGCCAGTTGGGCTACGCGACCATATTTCCTTATAGAGTATTTATATCATATATGTAGTTGTCTGTCAACTCATTTTCGCAAAAAAGTTTGGCACCGTTAGTAAGATGGAACTTACGAGCCATGGCAGTCTTAGGGCTGAGAGTACAGGCTACTTTAGTATACGGTCTTGTTGCTTTGATGTGCCGCAGTGTCTTGTTTAAGACTTCGCGTCCAGCTCCTGAAACATTGCTCCAGACCGTGTAAAAGCATGCTACATTTTGACGCGAGACGTCTACAAAGAGATCATCTTCAATTGTAGGAATATCATCTAGATAAGCAACGCATGTAACTGCACGCACAAAATAATTTTCGCTGAGCAAAAAGTACTCACGATTATGAGCCACTCTTTGCCATGCTGGGATATGAGGTCTGACAGGATCACCTATCAAACACCCTTCCCAGCAAGATCTAAAGTCACGTACTACAGTCAGTTGATGCATTGGCGGTTTCCGTTCTAAACACATTCTCTGATGTATCTATCGGTTCTCCACCAAAGAACTTAATGACTATACGAAGTGCACTGGCATAATTCTCATAATGAGTAATAGTGTCGATGTGATGCTGTGCATCCTCACAGCTCTTATCCATTACAGCAATGGACTCAAATTCTAGAACTGACGTACAGGCATCGAGTGCTGCCTGACAATGCTTGACTACAATTTCGTCAAGTTGCTCATCATCTACCTTTACGTAGAGGTTTCCATTAATTTCCATTATTCATTCTTTCCTAGAATGTCAATACGCTTACATTCAAGACATGCAGCATAGCCACACGACCTGAGGAAGTCTTCAAACTTACCAATCACATCATAAACAGATAGATCGGCGCCTTGCATTTGAATATTAACACGGTCTACAATAGGAATGCCGGACTCCGATATACTAGTCGGAGCATACATCTCAAAGGTAAAGTGCTGTTGCATTATATCACTCCTCGTTCTTCAGTAGCCAGCGATTACTAATAATCTTGAAGCTAGTGTCATTAGCCATATTCTTGTACACCATTCCTTCGCGAGGCGGCTTCTTACCAATTAGAGACTGGCCATCGGCCGATGCAATTAGTGCATTAACGTCAGAAGTGCCAGTCGTTCCGGTAGCAAGCACAGGAACATGATTGAAGGCAAAGGCCTTGCAAAACTTACGGCGCTCATCGGGAGTCAGGTAGCAAGACTTGTTGATATCCCAGACATCAAAGACAAAGAAGTCGGTGGCATCAAGACCATACTTATTGCCCTGAATACCAGGGCCAATCAGCTCGCCCTGCAGAGCAAAACCTGCAGGAAGGCGCTGGTCGATATCTTCACGACGAACAGCCTGCCAGAATGCATTGCCTTCGGTCTCTTCCAGATCATAGTTACGAGAGCAGACACCGGTCACATCATTGTGCCGATAAACCGTCATCGAAGAGCCATCAAGCTTCTCGGTAACTTCCCACCGAGCGCCTTCCTCTTCCCAACGACGGATGTCCTTAGTAAGATTCTGAACGCGTTCCTGATCAGTCTTGCGCAGGAAGCTAGGGAAATTACCCTTGACTACACCGGCAAGAGAACCATGAATGGGCTTTTCGTACTTCTGAATCTGAAGATACTCGGTCAGATCATCACCCTCTACAAGATAGTCAATATCACAAATGTACGAGTTGGAATCCCGTTCATCAAATGTGGCTACAGCAGACACCGGGAGCAGAAGTCCCTGGCTGATCTGCTTACAAAGCTTAATTGTTCGCAGACGTTCACCCTCAACTCCGTTGTACGTACGGCCACGGTTCAGGAAAGGCGCAATAGCCTTTGGAATCCAAGAGTCAATCTCAAAGTACACAGCCAGATCACCGACCTGGAAGTCGCCCTTCTTGACTACAACCTTCCATCCGTCAACCGTAGCTACGTCAATAGCATCAGCATCAGGGATGGGCTGAATGTCCGCAACGCGACGGACGGTAGCAAGCTTACGATCAGACATATCAATTCCTTTCCTTATAGCCTCATTATACCAGGCTGGTAGGCGGCTGTCAACGGTAGTTTTATTACAAATTTGTAATCCGTTAACAGCCTATACCAACTTACCTGACAGCCCGCGGTTGCATCTGCTGCTGGATCTGCTGAGTCTGCTGCTGGATCCAAGTTTGAAGAAGATTAATGGACGGATCAACTACATCCTGTACACGCTGGTGAGTCATGACTCGTTCGCCAATTTCAGAAGCGGCAATTAGCAGCACGGTCTGACGGTTTGGAATTAGTGAAGTGGTAATACCTACAATTGTCATAGCAGCAAAAAATGCACATGAAAGCTTAAATGCCGCTACCTTTCGCTTTCGCCGAAGTGTTAGAATCGGTTCACTGAGTGGCCTAAAATCAGGCTGTTCATCCATATGGACAAAAGCAACAATAACAGCACCAATTGTTGCAATAGCAAAGAGAATCGTTATAAAAACCAGAAAGCCTGAAAGACTTTCTGCAACATTAGCGGCATAAATCAGCCAAGAAAGCGAATTCATTTAGCGAGTCCCCGGAAGGTTAATGAATGGCACACCATTTGTAGCAGCGGGCAGCTGTCCGTTCCACTTCTGCGCAGCCATGTACTGAACAAGCTCAGGTGTAATGCTCAGCGCAATGATGCGGTTAGCTGCAGCCTGTCCATCAGCCTCAATCCGCTGGCGCTCGGCTTCCTGACGTGCAGTCTCTACCTGCTGTCGGCGCTGTTCAGTTTCCTGACTTGCAGTGATACGGCGATTGATAGCTGCTTCGGTTTCTGCTGCCAGTCGGAATCGGCCCACAGCATATACGTTGTCGACAATAATGCCGTGTGGGGCCATACGCTCCTTAACCGTCTTGAGTACTTCATCCATAAATGCATTCTTACCTTCACCAATCAGATCCTCGATGCGGCGAGTACTAGCGGCACTGGTAAGTGCATCACGGACTTCATTGCGAAGAGTCTGTCGAGTAATCTCGATTGCACCCATACGATATCGGGCAAAGATGTCCGGAATACGATCTCGCTGAAAGCTATATTGAATGCCAAAGTCGCTGTTGATATTAGCACCCTCGCGGCTCTGAAAGTCAATGGCTTCGTCGGTAGGACTCTGCGGAGTGATTGCCTTTGTCCATACATAGTTTTGCACGAACGTGGGGAATGTGTAGAGCCGCTCAGTGAAACCAATCCAGTGACGACCAGGCTCAAGCAGAGCACGCTGCACACCTCGCTCACCACCAGCAGTAGTGACCTTAACACCTACGGTGCCAGGCTCAATATAGTCACATGCTGCAGTGGTCGACAGAACCAGAGCACTAATAGCAAAGGTCTTAGCAATCTTATTCATATCAATTCTTCTCCATGATGCGGTTGATATACTTTATGAGGGAAGCAAGCTGCGCATAGAGCGTCAGGGTTACAAAAAGGATAGCAAAAGGCAATGCTATAAAGACAAGTTCACTCTCAAGTGAAAATACCTTTGGAACATACACCATAACTAGGATGGCAGTCACACAGATGCCTGTAATTCGCGTTACAAAATTGGCAACTGTACTAAACTTTGGAGTCATTCTTATTCCTCTTCTGCAATAAGTCGGATAATGTGACGGCACTTGTTAAACTTTCGTAATCCGGTATACACTATTCTTCGTTTTTGGAACTGAAATTTTCAAACATGTTTTCAATGGCTTCGTACGTATGCTCTTCAAGCACACCCGGAGCTACACCCTTGTTGATATAGTAGCTAATCAAAAGCTCGAGCTCGATAACAAAGGACTGTTCCAGAGTAGCTTCCATGTTCATACCTTTCCCTTTTGATGATGTCATTATAACAAATTCAGGGGGGGCTGTCAACTGGAGTTTTATTACAAATTTGTAATCTTAGGCAAGGCTCAGAGCATGTCAAGCAGGCGGCCATGACCGTCAACTGCCCGAATCCGGTGGTTCGGGAACTGCCGTTGGGCATTCTGCAGTGCCATGTTCATGCTGAAGCCATCGTTGGCAATGCCGGTATAAACGCCTGCAGGAAACCAGGTTCCACCATGTGGCGACTGAGCTTGGATGTTTACGATGCGGCTCTTATGGTCATTGTCTGCATTTGCATTGGCTGCATGATTGGCCGCCAAGCTATTAACAAAGGCGTTACCAAAGATCTTCAGAAAATCCATGTCATGGATCCTTTTTGGTTGACTTAGTAGTAATGTCGACGGGTGTCGTCGGTGTCAATAAAATTGCACCGGTATTTGGCCAAATACCGGAAGCCACGGTAGTTCCCAGTGGAATGCAGGACATCACACAAAATGGCATTCATAGCTTCCCGACCTTCCCGGCCGCAAGTGCTGGTGGCCAGTGCCTTGTTGACCGTGTCCCTCAGATAGTCCACCGAAACCGTCTTCCGAGCCATGGCTTTGGCATCCTCTGTTGATAGTTTCTTTATATCACAATCAGCTATTAAAGTCACCAAGAGTTTTGTATCAGTTTGTAACAGGGATCCGTTCGGCTTTCAGCTCACACCTAACCGTGTGCCGACACTTGCGGTGGAACTGCCACCCAGTACAAGTGCAAGACCAGACTCGAGTCTGACCATTGAGATGGACGGTATACACTTCACCGGTCTTAGACGAAGTCACATTGTATACTCTATCCTTAGCCTTGACCTTAGACTTGAGTGGCGCATCATTGACTGACAGAATCCGATGCTCAGGAATGTAGTTGAGAACTTTGGACTCTGAGTTAAGAAGACAGAAGTGAGGGCCCTTGAGCCAGGCAGGCGCCACGACCACAGTACCACGGAGTACATCAGACTTTCGGGCCCTATGCAGGGAGTCATAGGCAAAGTACTGCAGCGTATGGCTCATGTCAATAGTAACCTCTACCATGGATCCTACCGGATAATCCATCATAGTATCCTTATTTGTCACTACCTATTATATACGGCTCCGAGCCAAAAGTCACCACTAGTTTTGTAACAGATTGTAACCGTCATTCCAGGTCCATAGGGCTAGAGAACGGTAAAGAATAAAAACTTAATTAGATCAATGGTTTAGCCAAACTCATCGCTATAGTAAAACCTAATTAAATCAATGGTTTAGTCAAGAAGTTCAGCTACCAACGATCTAAGTTGCTCTAATGGTAAGTAAACCCACTAAGGTTGCTTAGATCGCTGGTAGCTGATTGCAAAAAAGTTCAAAAAGTTTGTCCAATAAGCTCAATGTGTTAGATCTAAGTTGTTGATCTAATTGGGTTGACAAACATCCTAGGATCGGTTATAATCCACTCATCAACCAAGGGATTGCCCACATGACCCGAGCCCGCCTGGATCTTTCCCGGAACCTCACGGAAAAGCGGGTTCCCGCTGAACTCCAAGGTCATGCGGCTTACCGTCTGGTCATCTGGGTAGTCGATCAGGATACGGGCTCTAAGTCTGTATACGATATCTATGAAGGGGTCGGCAAGTTTGCCATCTACCTGTTCAACCGCCAGCGGACCTCTTGGGCCAATGACAGCCTCCTGGTTGATCTGGAGCCTGCCGTCTACGTCTAACTTTGCTATTGACTTTCATTCCTAGTTTGGTTATAGTGTACCTTCCAAAAGGAGAGATAAAGTGACCCTTACGGCATACAAGAACGGAAAGCTGGCCTTCGTCTGGGGCCTGGACAACAAGGCCTCGGCCATGCGGGAGGCCCTTCGCTGGCTCCGCATGGGTCGTGGCCGGGCAGCCGAGATCAGCATCGGTGACGCGGTCATCTGGTACCGAGGCTGATCGGATTACAAATTTGTAATAAAACTCCAGTTGACTTGACCTGGTGGATCGGTTATAATCCACTCATCAAAAGGAAAGGGTACAAACATGGAACTTTTTGTGGTTGACCACGGTGACTCCTACGAACGGTATACCATCGGTGTCGCTCGCTCGCTGGATGAAGCTCGGGACATGGCTCGGGCCTACCTGGCTGCTCTGCGCCATCCCGCTTCGTCGATTGACTTTTTCGGTGTGACCCGCTTCGAAGCGGGTGTGGCGGGTGATTCTGATCATGAAGCACTCACCCTGGGTTAACGATTTGTAATAAATATCTGGTTGACAGCTCGCCCCAGATAGGTTATAATCCACTCATCAACCAAGGGATGACCTACATGACTAACATCATCAAGCAGACCACCCGCGAAGGTCTCTATGTTTCGGATATCATCGGCGCCCGCTATCAGGTCCTTGAGTCCGATGTTTTCCACGGGTCATACTTTGTATACGATCTGGTCAAGGACGATCTACTCCGCTCTCGGGATGGCAGCTGCAAGTACTTTGATGATGTGGCATCGGCCATGGCGGTGGCCGATGGTGCGGCACCTGCCGAGGTTTCCAAGACTTCGAAGGCGCTGAAGGCTCCCAAGGGTTCGAAGGAACCGAAGGAACCGAAGGTGGCCGAGCCCAAGTCGACCGAACCGAAGGTCAAGAAGCCGTCGGCCAACTCGATGATCATCGACCTCATCAAGACCACCAAGCTCTCCGATGACGAGATCTCGGCGGAAATTGTGAAGCTCTTCCCCGACTGCAAGACCTGCAAGCCCTACGACGTGAAGTACCGCCGCCGTAAGGTTGACGCGGGTGAGATCTAAGACTAAGTCTTAACTCAACTAACGGGAGGTTGATATGCTTATTGTTTCTACCAGCATGTTCGATTACGACCGTAAGACCAAGACTTTTTATACGGATGCATCCACACTTGAGGCCAACAACCGCCCGCGCCCCCTTGACTTGGAAGGCGGTCGGTGGTGCATGCGTCTCCGGTCGCATAAGACCGGAATTGTTGTGAAATTTGTTCATACCAACGAAATTAGAGATAGTGAAGGTGAACTTATGGCAGTTGTTTTTAAGGGTACTGATAGCCACAGCGATCTAAGTCTAAGTATTTTGAATGACTAATGCTTATAACCTTAGTAGACGTTCCGAGTAAATTTGATACGTGTGAGCTATTCAACGCCATAGTTTTTTATGGCGAAAAGCTCATGAGCAAGCGTATGCTTGCTGGAATAGATTTAAACATTGTATTTGTACCCAGACTTGAAAAGGACTATATTATAGTTGCTGATTGCGAGTGGGCAGATGATAGTGTTCGCCCACGCGAATTCGCAGTACGTCTTGATGCCGACATGGGCAAGAGGAAAATGCTTATTGCACTTGCTCACGAAATGGTTCATATCAAGCAGTATGCTAAAGGTGAAATGCGCGATATGATGAAGCAGAACCACACTAAATGGTTTCGCGAAACGATAGATACAGATAAAGCTGACTACTGGGATTTGCCGTGGGAAATAGAAGCATATGGCCGAGAAACAGGTCTCTATATAAGATTTAAACGTTATTGGTGGAAGGATGCAAAAAATGCAAAAGCAGCCTACAAAGCGCAACCCGATTGCGCGGGCTCTTCGCACACCTTTATTCTCAAAAAGGGTTGTGAAGAGCAAAAAGACTTATAACCGAAAACAAAAGAGGTCAGATCCACTAAGGACTGACCTCTTTCAGTATGTAGTCTAAGGCGCATCTACCATTAGGTATTGCGCTTTTTTGTTTATCTGGTGATTATTGGCCTCGAGTACAGCGCGAGCTTTTTCCAGCTGTAAGACACACTTACGAATGGTATCCCTCACAACTGCATCATTAGTATCGTCTTCCAGGTCAAGTAAAGCCGCTTGTAAATTTGCATCAACTGATTTATCTATAATCATAGTAAGCCCGTCCATTTCCTTTTCTTCCGGTTCCGGAAATAGAAGTTCTGTAACTTCTTGTAGAGCCGAATCTCTAAGTATTACAGGCTTTGGATAAAATTTATTCATAATATATTGTTTAATCACTGGTCTAGCTTCTTCTTTCCTATGGTGTACTTGGATTCTAGAATCCATTCCTTCTTTTCTTTAAAGGGAATGATCTTAATGCTGGAAATTTTAGCCTTAGGCTCTTGATACTTATCAGCTGATACTATAAGCAGCAGTCCCCATTCCTCTAGAAGATGAGCAATGGCATTGCGCCTACTCATATCTTCCTCGGTAAAGTCGGACTGCTTGCCATCTAGCAAGAAAAGCTCTTTAAAGTGTACTAGGTAGTACTTTCCACGCTTGTGTAGAATATGACAGGATTGGTATAGCTTCTTTTCTTTTCTAGAAGCTATACCAATCCGTGTCAAGGTTTCCTTCACCTTGAGGAAGTCCTCATTATTGGTTAGTTGTATCTCTAAGAAGGTGTCGGTCAAGCTCATGGTAGTACCCATATTGTTTTTACTTATTTATTTTTTAGCATTCTTTGTGTCGGGGTATACATAGCGCTCAAGAAAGTCTTTCTTTTGATCATCAGACAGGACAGACCAGAATTGCTTGGTCCTCTTTAGATTAAACTGTGTAACTCCTGCCACATCTTTAAGAGTCTTAAGTTCCTTCTTTTCAGATTCAGACCGCTTAAGCCATCCTCCCTGCTTCCATCGCTTACGTTTTTTCACGCTATAAAACAAATAGTCGTGCTGCATACGCTTATCTAGATGATAGTTCATATTCAAGAACTCACCCGCCACAAACGTATCAGTAAAAATTGTCATGGCACGATTGAGTGTGTAAGGATCATATTCGGAAGCAGTATCATCAGCATAGAGATACTGCTTACCAAAGTTAATATCATTTACATAGTCAAAGACATTAAACTTCTTTTCTACTTCGACATCAACTGTAACCGCCTTCACCCTACCAAAGAGGGTGGAGACAGCACCAGTATCAGCAACAACTTCCTTCTTTGGAATTACCTTCTTTTTCACTTTTCCCACTCACAGCGCATCATCACCTCCACAAAGAAAGCAATGAGATTGATCTCATGATCAGCCACAAAGGCCGCCTTGTATTGATAGTCAGCAATGATTACCACAAGTTCCGGGATGGACTTCTTGTCAACAAGTTCAAATGCCCCTTCGTAGATCGATCGGAATACGTTGACCTGCTCTTGATCCGAATTGTCATGCACCCACTTCCGGATGGCATCAAAGTCCTTCTTCTTACATGCCTCAAGCACCTGACGGACAGTAAGATCCTGGAAGTTGGTAAGAATACCAGAGTCGATTGCACCACTGGCGCTATAGCGCTGAAGCTCATTAAGAACTCGACGCCAGTCAGGGAAGTGCTTCTGGATAACAGTACCGACAACAGTACGGTCGTACTTGACCTGTTCCTTCTCTAGAATAGTCTCGGTGCGCTTGAAGAACTGAGAGGCAAGCTTGGGCTTGCAACCCTTAGGAACCACAAAGTCGATTACAGAGCACCGAGAGTGAAGCGGCTTGATGATACGATTCTTGTAATTGCAAGTCAGAATGAAGCCGCAGTTCTTAGAAAACTCTTCCATAAAGTTACGAAGAGCCGGCTGGGTAGAATTCTGATTGAGGTAATCGGCCTCGTCAAGAATTACATACTTGCGGCCACCCTGAAGAGAGACCGACGATGCAAAGGTGAGAATCTCATTTCGAAGGGTATCGATGTTACCATTCATTGAGCCGTTGATCACAATGTAGTCACAGTCAAGCTCTTCAAGCATGGCACGTGCCACAGTTGTCTTGCCGACACCCGCACTACCAGACAGCAGCAAGTTAGGAATATTCTTTTGATCGACAAACGTCTGGAAAATTGTCTTAAGTTCAACAGGCAGAATAGTATCACTAATATTCTTAGGGCGATATTTTTCACACCACAAAAATTGCTCGAGCATGTTCAGCCCTCAATCTTAATGATACGGTGGCACTGAAGAACGGTAGTACCATAAGGCTCTACTGGCAGAGTTACGGTTTCGTCATATTCATACGATGCCTCAACCGGCATATATTTCCTCGTTTCATAGTCATACTTCTGATGCATATAAGTGTAAGTCAGCTTATTGCCAGTAAGTTCGGTCTTAGTATCCTCCATAATGCCCTGAACTCGAGTTAGCACAACGTCACCCTTCTCATTCTTGTAAACACCATCAAACCAGCCCTTGCCCATATGGACACTCCAGCCGTGAGTGATGTATGCAACTCGGTCACCGGGATTGATGGTCTGACCGATCGAGTTGGTAAACGGCGCGGCCACAAACGTATTGATAGTCTTACCCATGTCACATATCTCCATTATAAAGAAGGGGAAGTAGTATCATTATACCACCTCCCCTCGATGTTTGTCAACTAATAAAACTTTAAAAAGTAGAAGAGGCTTCAACAGCCACAAAATAGGTAGCCTCAACACCAACAAATTGAGAGATACCCTTCGAAGAGATTCTGACCTGATAGTCGCCATCAATCAGCTTGATGTTCTCTGCTCGGAATACAGCACGGAAGGTCCGATCAGTATCACCAAGTCCGACGCTGAATGCATCCGCCGAAGGATTCTTCACATCAATAGCCTGAATGGTAAGTTCAGTGCCGTCACCAACAATAGCAAGTTCCGGAAGTCCCAGAACACTCATGGCCTTCAGCACATCCTGAAAAGCCTTGTTGGTAATCAAACATTCCACCTCAACAGAAGGAAGCTTGATATCCTTCTCGGGAGGCGCCAAGATAATGGCAGGATCGCTGTAGTGATAGGTAATGGCAGACTTACCACCGCGGATTACAGCAGCACCATCACCAAACTCAACGTCAGGATCCTGGAAGAGAGACAGAGCGCTAAGGAATCGGTTTAGCGCATAGATAGGCACCTGTCGATCAAATGTGTCGGGCACTGTAGCCTTAGCAAGTACAGTCTTGTTTGCCGCAATCGAAGCCAGGACATTACCTGGCTTGATCACGATGGACGGATTGATAGTAGAAAAATTCTTCAGAATTTGAATAGTCTTAGGGGAAAGCTTCAAGTCAAATCTCCATCATATAGGGTGCGTACAAGGCCATTATATACTACTTCTTCGGCTTCCTCAACATAGAAGCGTCGGCCGTAGCAGGAGCTCCGATCTGAGCAAGATCAACAAGAGAGCCACCAAAGATATAAGCGCCAACGTGCTGCAGCTTCATCCAAGGGCAGTAATAAATCTTTCTATCAATTTCCTGTAGCTTCTGGCAGAACCAGTAGTCTTCCGACAAATAGCGCTTCGACTTCGGATCAATCTCAGCCTGGAAGTATTGCATAATCTCACGGCTACCGTCAAAGTGCTCAGTACGAACATGATCCGGCTTATAGCTATACTGAGGATATGCCTCATTGAACTTCTCAAATGCGGAACGTCTAGTCATCATGAAGCCCGTGCCGACTTCGGAGACTTCAACCGGCTGATCAATTCGAATTGATCCGGCGCCAGCCTTAGGATTGAAGACGTAGTCGCCAACATAGCGCTCAAGGACATTGGGATCTTCATCCGCCATACCCTTGTCAACTGCCATCTTGATCTTTTCCCACGAAATGCACTTCTTAGGATAAGGACCGGCAAGGACGTCATATTCAGACTCATCGGACTGTAGAGCCAACATTGCCAGCACGTCACGAGGATCAAAGCCAATGTCTGAGTCGATGAACATGAGATGATCGGCATCAGAACGCATAAACTCGTCAACGATATAGTTTCGAGCACGCGTGATCAAACTCTCGTTAAACAAAAAGTAAGAACGCATGTTGATGCCGTGGTTGGTACACATGGCGGTCAAGTCAGCTACAGACTTAGTGAACATACCAGCACACTGCCCACCGTACATGGGCACGCCAAGAAATAGCTTACGCTTACGCAGTTCTTCAATTGAGATAGAAATTTCCATTACTTATCCTTTTCATAATGTGTGTTGTGGTAGTTTAAAGCAAGTACAGTATAGTGAAGGACCTTCATTAGATCATCCTTACTATGACCATTCTTTTTACCATATCTTGATGCATACTTGATGATATTGCCCATGTAGAATCCTTCTCCATGCCCTGACGAGACTATAAGGTCTTGTGCTTGGACACGGTCACCGTAGTGACTACCATAGGACTTTTTGATATATGCATGAAGTTCGTCTAGGATATTACCCTCATTGTACTTGAATGGGGTGTCCTTCAACTGTGGATATTTATCACTCAAATCCATCGGTATCCTTTCCAAAGGTATTGCTAAATGTAACTTTTTGCTCTAATTCACGAGCATCCTTCTTGTAGAGCTTCCTATACTTGTTGTTGGAGCTAATGACTTCCTTCAACACAGTCATATCTACACCAAGACCATCTGCAAAGTGAGCCAAAGCAGATGTATCCTTAGGGAAACAAGCACCACCATAGCCTCGCCTACCATCAAAGCCAGGAACTGTTGTGTGAGAACGACCAACACGACTATCAGCCGTAATAGCACCTACGACTTTACCGAAATTAGATCCATGCTTGTTGACCACATCATAAAACTGATTGAACCACAGGACCTTACTAGCAAGATAGCTGTTAATGCCATACTTAACAAAACTTGCTTCTACTGCGGTCATATGATATGTCGGGCAAGGCTTACAGATGCTATAGAACTTATATAGATGTTCTACTTTTTCCGTAGCTGTAGGATTGCCACCAAGAATATGCATGAAAGGATTGACAAAATCCTCATTTGCACTCTTTTCGGTAAGGAACTCTGGATTATACACCATCCGATCAGATGAGTCAACCATATTAAGTAGATTTTCGATGATATCCGGAGTCACAGTTGACTTGATAATGATTGTTACACTCGGATGAAGCTTGAGCTTCTCAATAACATTGTTGATGATTGATGCATCAATCTTTCCGTCTGCTCCCATAGGAGTAGGAACACAGACAAAAGCATAAGAAATATCTAGAGTCAGAAGATCATCAACTGAATTTCCATACTTCGGATCAATGATGATCTTCTGACACATATTATCAGGGAAGCCATAATCTACAGCCTTCCCAACAAATCCATGCCCGATAATTGCAATTTGCATTAGTTCACTCCATAATAATGCTTATACCACTCAGCAAATTTAGCCACACCTGCAGGAATAGAAGTTGTAGGCTTCCACCCGAGTGACTGAAGCTTACTGGTGTCAGACCAGGTCTCTAAAGTATCTGCCGGATGTTGGGGTATCAAGTTCTTCTTAATCTCACGACCAAAGTTCTTTTCAATCTCAGAGATAAAGTCCATGAGATTAACCTGACGACCGCGGCCGATGTTGTAGATCTCATTCATAGGTACTTCGAGCGCTACAATCCGATTGACAACTAGATTTATGCCTGAGACAATATCATCCACATAAGTGAAGTCACGTTTCATGTTTCCGAAGTTGAAAACATCGATGGTCTTGTCATTCACAGCAGCATCTGCAAACTGAAAGAGCGCCATATCAGGTCGACCATACGGACCATAAACTGTAAAGAATCGAAGTCCGATGGTGTTCTGAAGACCCGAAGTCATGAACTGGCATTCGTTCATGCGCTTAGTATAGCCATACGGATTGAGTTGATGACCGGTAGGCATATCTTCAACCCATGGCAAAGGATTGCCAGCCATAACACATGAAGTAGAAGCATAGATGACCTTCTTGATCTTCTTTGCCTTACAGAATTCAATAAGGTTCTGCGTGCCCACTACATTGTTGTCGATGTATTCCATTGCATTATCATACGAGTGTCGAACACCTACTGATGCCGCAAGATGAATCACCAAATCAAATTCCATGAGCTTGAAGTACTCTTCAAGCCTATTCTTGTCTCTAAGATCCTTCTTTACTACCGGAACACCATAGGACTCGTCAAGGATTCCCGCTCGTGTCTTCTTGAGATCCACATCATAGTAGTCACTAAAGTTGTCCAACCCGAACACGGTGTGCTCAGGATTATCGGACAGGCGCTTGCAAAGATGAAAGCCAATGAAGCCAGCGGCTCCAGTAACAAGGATCCTAGTCATCAGTAATTCTTTCGTCCCTGCGGATATACAAGTTCAGAGTAATCAACATCCTCATGTGCTTGATCGGTGTTCCACTCACGGATCAGCTTCATGCCATAGTTATCAGTCTTGTTCAAAATCTTCACGTCCTTCTTAAGGATCAACGGATTCAGTCGGGCTGGCTGACCGTTCTTATTCACGATGGCTTCAAGGTCAACGTGATGATGTATTCTACCATACCTTTCCTGCAAAGTCACCACATCAGGATGCATTTCGACAAGCATTTGTGACTTACGAAGTGATGCATCAGCTTCATAGTTGTTATAGACTTCAGATGTGTTGCCGCCCTTAACAGTACCAGTCCTAGCCTTACCACACAGGAAAGAATAGAAAAGCATCGTACAGAGGCCTTCCTTGAGCACTCGGATAGACAAGTCAACGTCTTCGTTGTAGCGACCACGCCACTTGTGTGGGCAATTATTATCAATCAAGAAGCATGACATGATACGCGTATTCAAGATGTAAGGAGGATACGGATAGTCGTCGACACAGAAGAACTTATACTGAAGACCTGCCAGTGCTACATTCTCGAAGCGATCTACAAAATCTTCAGTCGAGCGGAAGCAAGCAGAGCCTTGTTCAACACGATACCGCTTGTTTTGGTGAAAGCGCCAGAACTCAAAGATGTTATCATCCATAAGCCAATGTCGATCATAACCGTGAGCTTGAGAATGTTCCCAACACCAGTTACGAGCAGGACCAGAACCCTTTCCGTGATTACTGAATGGAAGAGTCAGGACCTTCTTGGGATCAATAACCGCTGCATAGTTATCGTACTCTTGTGGCTCGACTGCAATCATGTAGTCGACACCCATACGATCTAGAGCTTTACTAGTATACCTAGTATCCCAGCGGCCCTTCGAAATGATATAGATCGGATAGCGCTGAGTGGTAGGATGAAAGATCTTATCAGACATCTTCAACAATCCTATTCATATTGTTCTTCTCACGGCCCTTGTCGGGAAACCAAATCACTGCGGTCTTTTCAGTCAGCTGCATGTTGACTAGTTCAGCAAATGCTTGCCGATCTTCCATAGTCTTAAACTTGAGCTTGATCTGTTTATATGGAGATAAGTCACCGGTGACAAACGAAGGCATACCTGCCGCATACCACTGCATGTATGGATTGCGCCAGTTGTCTTGCAACTCTTGCGCCGATCTAGCAATAAGTTTCATTATATAGCCCTTAGAAAAAATTAAGGAGTCCGTTATCTTTTTCCTTAGAAAAGATAACTGTATTGGTCTTGGGCCCAGGTACTTCATCAATGAGCTTCATAAACTCGATGAAGTCCTTCTCGGAGCGAAAGTTCACATAGAGATTTTGCCAGTCCTCAGGGAAGTCTGGATCAACGGGCTTCGGTTTAATGTGCAGCTTGTGTTCTGCTTGCTCACCAAGAAACAGAGACAGGTCCGTTGGGATCGTCTCCTTGGCTTTATAACCTACTAAGTCTTCATAGTCAATGGAAGTATCACGAACTTCTGTCACAGATTGTCTCCAAGTAGAAATTGTATCCTAGTTTATTTAGACGGTATGGATTAGGATACAATTTCTCGATGTTTATGTTGTCAACCGAAAACCGCGGCCTTGGTGTCAGGCGGTGTCCAACCATCGGGCTTCAAGATCTTACCATCGGCACGACGGATGACCTTGCCATCAACAAGCTTTGCCATATTAGACCGATGGACTTCATCAAATACCCGATTAAGCGGGATGCCATAGGATACTGCAGTGCCACAAGCAATGTAAATGATATCTGCCAGAGCATCGGCAATCTCTACAATATCATCCTCACTTTCGGCTTGCATATACTCGTTATATTCCTCGGTGAGAAGTCGGCGCCGCAAGTCACGCTCATTCTCATCAGGGAGCTTTGGTTCAGTTCCGACATTCAGCTCGCAAGCAATCTGGAACTTCTTAACATCGTTGTACATATCAGTCATGCAAAATAACTCCGTTCATTACACAAGCACCGGCATTGAGGCAAGATAAACAGAACTAAAAATCCTTTAAAAATTGAATGTTCTAACTGCTATAAAATGTATGACCCTGGTAACTTTAAAAGGCATCTTACGCGTTTAGCCATGGCGGAGGATCCCGCCTAGTATAAGCGTGAAGTTTCTTCTTACCAAGCTTGTAATAGTTTCTGTAGTTGGTAAGAGGATCAGTGCTAATAACATACTGATCATCCATAGCAGATGGAATCTTAGTCATCTCATAAGCACGAAGATTGAGAGGCGGCGATGCCAGCATATATGCCATCTCACCATGAAAGCACTTATGGATTTTGTTATAGCGATGGGTATATTCTTGGCCAAGAGCATGAAAATGCTCATACAGCCAGTTATAATTCTTGACCGCAGTACGAGCCCAGACGGCCGAAGGATGGTTAACATGCGTTGCCACATAGATAACACCGTTACGAGCATCTGGCAGTTCAAAGCGCTTAACATTGCGCCCAGTTGCCGTCTTACCGGTAAACATACGGCCGTCAAGGACACGATGTGCGGTAGAAAGCAACTGAGCGGATTCTAGAATCATCTTTACTACATGCTTGTCAACCATCCACTTAGCTGCTTGGTGTGGATCACGATCGATGTAGAAGATATTCACGGTGGTCTCCGTTGGTTACAGATTGACTATACCATAGAAGTCTTGAACTGTAAACCCTTAAATTTCTTCTTCCACTTCCTCAGTGCCTGCTCTCGGTGAAAAAAGTTAGCCTTCGTGTAGAAAGGCTCACCCGAGAGAATGTCCATACAATGCTGGAAAGTCCTAGCAGTAAGGCCTTCAAATACATCAGTCCTAGTCTCACCATTAGGAGTCATAAAGCGAACCCTGATGGTCTTAGGACGCTTAATCTTTACAATGAGACCTGGATAAGAGAGTGAAGTCTCTTCAAGGACTATCTGTTCATCACTCTTAAAGACAATTCGTGGATTGAAACAGACAAAGTTCTCTGGGGCTCCACGCATAGCAAATGCCTGAACATCAACCCCAACTTGAGGTGCTGCTAGACAAATACCACCTGCATCGTACATGGTCTTTACCAGACTTTGAGCAAATTCAATAGGCTCAAACGGCGGATTTAGAAAATTGAATGGCGCTCCAGCGCCTAACTCTGCACCAAAATTCACAGCTCGCCTCATAATATCCATATTCATTATTCCTTTCTCCCACCTTCATACAAGAACACAGCAACCGGAAAGCGGGGAATGCCATCGGGCGTCAAACGAAAATAGCGAATGGTAGCTTCAGAGCTATTGCCAATGTACTTGTGCTTCTCTTCCAGAAGCTTACGGGAATAGTCATGTGAACCCTTAATGCCGGCACCAAAGATTCTACCATCCTCCTTCTTCAGAGTGACGCGACCAGCAATGCCACCACGATTGCCCTTGCCTTCAACAATGTCAACGATCTCATACTCTTCGTCAATAAACTCCTTGCGCTTCAGCAGCGTATTGCAGCGCTTATTGTGATAGGTATCGTTGATGCGAACAATTTCACCTTCGTAGTTAGCTTCAAGATACTGCTCGTAGTTAGCATCAATCTCTTCAAGACTGGTAACTTCATCAGTACGAACATACTGAATGATGCCACATTCACTACTTACCCGAGCGGTGGCAATAAAGCGCTCAGCAAAGGTTTGTTCGGTATCACTGGTAATGTCGTAGATATGAAACTGAAGCATTTTGCGAGACTTGGCAAGATCTTCCTCAGTAGGCTTGGTACGACGAGCAATGCTCATGAGCTCATCAAAGTCTTCATGCAGCTCGTGATTATAAAGCTCTCCGTCATACACGCGAGAGTCATCAACATCCCAATAGCCATTGGCAAGCATATATTCATGGATATGAGGTGCAGACAGCACTCGCTTACCTGCCCGAGAAAACATGCCAGACAATGTCACTACACACCGCATGCCATCCAGCTTGGGCTGGGACCAAGTCCTAGTCTTGAAGTTGATCTTCTTAACTCGGTCATTGTACTTAGCGGCAAGCATGGGCTTGAAGTAGATGTCATTGTCTACATCCTCAAGCCGCTCGAAGTAGTCAAGCTCGAGCTTCTTCTTGTACTTAGCCTTCACTTCAAGAACGGCCTGCTCTTCGGCAGTTGTTCCGTTCTTCTTGCCCGTATTCTTCGGCTGACACTTATGCCAACCAGAAGTTACCTTCAGTCCATCAATCTGGCCAGACACAGTACGCCAGGAATCACCTTCAACTTCCTGGTGCCAGACTTGGATAGCACCGGTGGAAGTCCGCTTGTAAAGCGTAGGGAAAATCATGATATATCCTCTTCGTGTGAGCTCATGGTACTACATTACAGTGTGTTTGTCAACCGCTATTGATCACTTTTTGAGAAATTTTGATGCTTGACGAACTTGATGACATTTTCAAACTTGTCATGTAGGTTCTCTCGGTGAGAGATGATGAAAACGTTAGATTCACGACTGATGGCCTGAAGTATTTTTAGCAAGTCGTCGGCTGCGGTTTGATCCAAACTTGAGTCAAATACTTCATCCAGAATCAATAGATTCGTGTTCAATGAATTTCTGAGTTTAGCAACTGCTCTCCAAGTAAACAACAGGGCCAGGTCGATCTTTTGCTTCTCACCCTCACTGAATGATGCATAGGAAAATTCGTCTCGGTGTCTAGACTTTATGACTTCGTTGAATTGTTCATCTAGATTAAATTGTACAAACAGATCAAATTCACTCAAGTACTTGTTAATTAGCTTGTTGATGATCGGAATGTATTGATTGACTATCTTAGTCTTAATACCGCCATCCTTGAGCATCATAGTTGCGGCGGCAAGAACTTGTTTGTCTTCTTGCAACTCATTATACTTGATCGTAAGTTCATGCAGAGAAGATTCAAAGTCCGCTACCTTGGACTCACCGGTAAAGTTAGTCTCACTCTCGGCCTCTTCAATCTCCTTATTAATAGATTGAATCTGATCCCTGTACATCTTGATTCGTAGAGTCTCGTGAGAGATATCAGTCATCAAGTTATTATATTGTGTGTCAAGATCAATCAGTTCCGCTAGCTGTGCATGAACCGCAAGGTATCTCTCTCCTAATTGTCTTAATCCATCCTCAATCTGACTGATTTCGGTGGTTCTGTGGTCGATTATCTCACAGCTGAACTTTTTATCAATACCTTGTTTGCATGTAGGACAATTGGAGTTGGTCTTGAAAAATTCCATTTCTTTTTCAAGTGTGGTAGATTTAGATTCCATCTGAACCTTAATGGACTTCATCTTGTCTAGCTTGGACTGTAGTCCAGTTATACCTATAGTCTTCTCAATTAAAGAATCGGCCTGAGTTTTAAGTGCCGATCTACTTTCAATAATTTCCTTGACTTTAGACTCTAGATCTTGAACAGTGGTCAACTTTTCTCTGATGAATTGCTCACTTTTGGACTTTATTTCCGTCAGGTGAGCTCTCAGTAGCTTTATCTTTTCATTGATAAGCCTCTGTTCATTACTACATTCAACTATCTTATCTACATTTTCTTGAATCTGAGACTTGAGCAACGTATTCATCACTGTAAAGACTTGTAAGTCTAGAAGGTCTTCAATGATGGCTCGTCTTTGTCCGGCAGGCAACTGCATGAATGGAACAAATGATGCAGACCCAAGAACAACTACCTGACAGAATGACTTGTAGTTTGTCTTTAAGATCTTTCGTTCAAGTAACTCTTGATAGTCCTTCATCTCAGCATCTTGGTTGAGAAGGACATCATTACAGTAGACTTCAAAGATATTAGGCTTCATGCCTCTGCTGATTACATATGAGTTCTTACCGATTCTGAACTCTAGTTCAACAAGCATATCACGGTTAGTAATGCTATTGATGAGCTGAGGCTTGTTGATATTACGGAAAGGCTTACCGAATAGGGCAAATGTCAGAGCATCAAGAACTGTAGACTTACCTGCGCCGTTTTCACCAACTATAAGAGTAGTCCCAGGAACACTCAGATCAAGTTCCGTGAACGAGTTACCAGTAGAAAGCAGATTTTTCCATCTGATCTTACCGAAGAATATTGCCATTAGGTTTCTACTGTAATAGCTTGATTATACAAATCCGTGATCAAGAGTTCCAACTTACCTTTGATCTGAGTAGGGACTTGAACTAGTCCGATATGCTTCCTAAACACATCTAGAGTACTTTCTGCTTCAATTGCCATTGTTTCATCATCCTCAAGATTCAAATTCAAATGGTCCTCAACAATCTGCATACCGAGAGGGCCACTTTTATCTAGCCTATCACAAAACATATCAAACCAATATGGATTGGTTTTGTTCTGCACAATTAGCTTGACATACTTACCGTGGACAGAAGCTTCATCAAGTTGCAGTACTTGATCTAATTCCTTGCCCTTATCATCATACCACACCTTTTTGAACATGGTATATGGATTAGGGATGAACTCTAATTCTTGTGTCTTGAGATCAAGAATGTGAAACCCGCGGGGATCATCATAATCAGACCAAGTAAACTCGCCGTGAGAACCAACGTAAGTAATACTACCATCACTAGAACGATGATGGAAGTGACCAGACAGTGTAGTATTAAACTTGTCAAATAAGTCCCGATTTTCACCATGAGATGATATGCTGCCTCTATACATTTCAAAGCCTGAAATTTCAAGGTGACCCATGCAGACATTGGTTTTACTTTCCTTCAGTAGCTTCATACTCTTTTCACGGTTTTCGTCACATATCCATGGTAGAAAAAGAGTATTATAGCCACAAAGATTAACCTCTTCAGGATCAATGTAGCAGTTGATGTTAGGATAGTTTCCATCAACTAGTTCTGTAAGTGCATTGACTCTATTTGTGTTCTTATAATAGCAGTCATGGTTACCTGCTATTATATGTGTGTTGTACTTACCAAACTGTAGCTTGTCCAGGAAGTCTGCTCTGAGTCGATTAGCAGTAAGGTAACTTATATGCTTTCGGCGATCAACCAAATCGCCTAAGTGCACAACGTCATGGATGGATTTAGATTTAAGGGTATGAAAGAACACGTCCGCCATAAACTTCTGTGCCATGTCCATGAAGGGCACAGAATCGCCTCTAACACCCCAGTGAGTATCTGCTATAATTGCTACTTTTGTCAACTGTTAGACCTCGACAAATTTCTCTATACCTACTATCTTATCCTTCTTTTTTGACTTTGTCAACTTATTTTCGAAGTTTGCAATGATATCATTGGACAAGTCGTTACTTTTGATTTGCATACCACCGCCTGTATCACCGTATGATGCTTCATCCATTTCACCTGACAAATACGAGTACTGTACATTTTTATGCTTGATGTACTGCTCTCGCTTCTCATTACTAATTCTACGAATGAAGGCATTCCATGCAATCTGTGTAAAGTAAGCAAAAGGATTGTTTGTCCTATTGGGATCAAACAGAAGTACTGCCTTGATGCAATTTTCAATGCCATCAGAGATCATTTCATCCCTGAACGAGTAACCAACGAAGTTCGGCTTTGTGGAGAGCCGCTCGCAAATTTTGAAGATACACATACCGATGTACTCTGAAATCCTTGCGAGCGGTTCCTTCTCCACCTTGGCCCGATAGTCGACGATGGCCTGGTAGAAGTCCTTGTTGTTCACGTAGTGCCGCTTTGCTGCCATTGTAGTTGACTTTCTATGATGTTTATGGTATAAGAGAGCTATGCATCAAATAAACTATATGTCTATGTTATAGACTTTATACCTGAATTTTTCACTATTGTAAATCTTTATCCTTGCCACAAAGTGGAGAAGTGTATGATTTTTGGATGACTTCCACGATAAGTCATCAGCAATATCGTATAGAGTGGCAGTAGACTTTGTATCCGAAGTACGAAGCCCTCTACCGATAGACTGTAGATTCCGAATCCTGGACTTTGACGGACTGGCAAATACTACATTTGAGAGATTCTTGATGTTGATACCTGTCGAGCTAGTACCGTATGATGCCACAATGATAGCATCTGTTTCGGACTCGATGATGTGTCTAATCTCTTCTCTCTTGTTGCCATCCACTTCACCAGAGATGAAGAATACCCTGCGTTCGATAGCATCTTTAGCTATCATGTCGTGAAGTACTTTCCCGTGCTTTTCTACATACTGAAAGAGCAGTAGCGTATTGCCTTTGAGAGATAGAGCAAGGTTCTTGATGAACTTATTCCTAGCTTCAGATCTAACAAGAAAGTCCATCTCAGCTTGGTATTCAGCCTTGCACATGGTTTTTCTTGTGACTTCTGGATACTTCAAGAGTAGCGCTTTGATTGTAAGTTCTGCTAAGTGCTTTTGTTCCATCAAGTCGGCGGTGGTAGTTACCTTCTTGACTGCACCGAATAGACCTTCTAGAACAAGCTTATGGGTTTGAGTACCATCAAGAGTTCCAGTAAATCCAAATCTATGCTTACAAGTATCCATTGCAGATAGGATGGAAGTAAGTGACTTTGCTTTGAATAAGTGGGCTTCGTCACCTATGACTAAGTTGAATTGTTGGAACCACTTCTTCGGAAGCTTATAGATGGATTGCCATGTTGACACGACAAACGGCTTGTCGGTATCTTTTTCTTCACCTGACATGATCTTATGAACCATACCTTTTGGTAGTCCGTAATCTTCAAAGTCAGAAGCCATCTGATGTACAAGTGAAGTTGTAGGAACAATGACGAGAGTCTTTGTTCTGTAATAGCAAGCAAGCAGATAGATGATGAGTGACTTACCGGATCCTGTAGGTGAGAGTAGAAGTGACCTACGATTTCGGACCGCATGCACAAATGCATCTATCTGATAGTCTCTTGGATAGTGCTTTGGGGCCAATTTCTTTATAAAGGCTTCGGCCTCTATTCTGGAAAATTCTGTTGCACCAAAGTCTCCATCTAGTATCAGTTCATATTCTCTGCTAGCACAGAATTGTTCTAGATGGGGTAACAAACCGGTGTATAGTAGTCTAGTCAGCTGATTGGCTAGACGTATCTTTCCATCCCATACTCTATTCTTATAAGCAGGAGAGAACTTTGCGCCTGGTACATCAAACGTAAAAAAAGTAGAAATTTCCATCATTAAACTTGGTTCACAGTCAAGTTTCATATAAACTTCATTGTGTTTTCTTATAATTATTCTTTCCATCACACCCCTGACAAATACTTTATAAAGTCGATTGCGTTTTTAATCAAGAAGTTCCTATTGTGTAGAGACTTAATGATGGACTCTAGAAATTCTACCTTCTCTCCTTGCATCCCGATCTTGAGTGATAAGTCGATGATGTCATTATCACTCTCAATATACATGGGTATGTCTGCTTTAAGGATAATTCCTCGTGGTGGTAGTTCCCAGCCGAGTTTTTTGGTTTCCTCAGTATGACCTTGACTGTAAAATTCATACTTGGAAAGTCTAAGCTGCTTCATCTGAGCATCTAGCTTCTTGAGAGAAGCCTTTTCGGACACTAACATCATATAATACTTATGATGTAGCCTAGGGATCTTTAGACTTTCATTGCCGAGATCAGTCTTGTCAATCTCACTGTCGGTCTTCCATTCGTCAAAGATATCTTCAAACTTCACAACTAGTCCTTTACCACCAAAATATATGACATAATATCATACATTCTGACAGTTGTAAATTGCTAAATGACTTTAGTTATATCATAAGTGACATACCTAAATGTAGCTGAAGCCTGGACATAGTCGACATCTGATGATGTTACGTCAAAGTTTATGCCGGATAGCTTTATAGGAAAGGCATCTTTGAATGTAACTGAATAGTTTGCATTCCTATTGCTTGTCAGTACTGTAAGAGTCATATCAGAGCGGATACCTTCACCAGTTGTACTGATTTTCTGTGTGAGAGTTTTATATTCGTCATATGACCTCTTACCTAAAGCTCGGAGCCATTCATGAATCTCCATGTAATTCTTTAGGTCTTCATCGACTTTAAAAGACAAATCAAGCTCATCGTAGAGCAGATGATCACCCGGATATGGAACTCTGATTAGAGGATTGCTTACATCAATGTCAGGCAATGAAAGTCCAGGTAGATTTACTCCCTGAACAAAGAAATTCACGTGAGGTGCTCTCTTTATAGCAAACTTGAAGTTGATAGGTGAGAGAAAGTTCTTGTTAGTTATACCTGTCATGACAAACTCCTTTGATCAATATTTATTCTCAACAAAAAGGGAGCTAACTGCTCCCTTTAAAGTTGGATCCAGTTAGCCGGCACATAAGGCCTCTGGACTTCTTATTGATTGTATTTATATAGCTTTTCTTTTGACCCATGCTGCTTTTCTGGATTCAGCTTGTCTAGCTCTAAACTCCGGGTCTGACCATATCTGTTTAAACCGCTCGGAGTTTTGTTGCTTCCATTCATCCGTATGAGGCTTCTTTTTAATACCAGTCAGTGCAGCTTTATGTTCATCACTCATGCCACCGCGTTCGGCAAACTTCTTTTTCTTTGCTTCAGAGATAGCTGCAGCCTTTTCAGGTGTGCAAGGGATAGACTTGCCTTTCTTAGCCGCTGAAATTTTTTCACCAACAGTTTTGCTAGAATCAATATCAGACCACCATTGATTTTGTGTTCCGAGCTTAATGTTATAATATCGTACATTTGTTCTAGATTCGGCAGTAGTATTTCTTGGTGTTGTCTTATTTGGATCAATCATAGACAACCAGCGCTCTTCTTCTATAAGAAGATCTTTTCTATTTGTATAGATCCTCTTGACTATTCTACGTTTAAAGTCATCAGATCTTCGATTATATGATTGTCTCATCATCCGAGATGAGCAAACATAACCATCATTTTCATTACCCCAATGAGAACCTACGTAGTATCTTTTGTACTTTTTATCAAACCAAACATAGATAAAGCCATATTTTTCAGACATAAAAAAACTCCTAAAGTTTCCCCTAGGAGTATTTTATACTAATTCTATGATAGGAGATATGACAAAATAGTATATCTCCTATCTAGAAAAGTGATACCTCACATAAGGTTATTAACGATTACGCGGCGGTAGTACTTGTTGGTATTGATTGTCAGTGCGCCCGAACCGACGTCGATGCCCTGAGCAAATGGGTTAGCAACCATGCCGTATCTGGTCTTGAAACCAATCTTAGGCTGGAATGTGCCCTGATCAACCGCACGTACCATCTGTAGAGGAACATATGGGCAGTAGAAGATACCAGCGTCGAATGCGCTAGAACCCTTATAACCAACAGTCAGGTAGTTACCACCGATTGCATATGGATCGATGTAGACCTTCAGACGGCCATTCAGAACACCGGCAAAGGTATTACCTGTATCGTCAACCTGTAGGTTGTTGGAGTTTAGAGCAGGAGCGTAGTCAAGTACACCTGCCATCTGCAGAGCGGATGCTACGTCAGAAGAGCAGATAACAATGTTACCCTTACCACGACGAGTCTGCTTAGCAATCTGGTTAGCTTCACGCTCTAGCTGGAACATAAGGCCCTTGAACTTCTCAACTGACCAACGGCCGTTAGAGTCTGTATCAAGGTCGAATACACCTGCAGTTGTTACGTTGTCCTGTGCACCTGGGACAGCGGTGATGTTGATTGTACGAACAACTTCACGGTTGATTTCAGCAAGGATTTCAGCAGACAGAATGTTTGAAAGTTCTGTTTCTGCATCAAGGCCGTGGATTGCCTTCAGGTCCTGTGCCAGTTCCATGGTATATTCTGCCTTGAGCGCACGTGACTTTGCGGTCACTGTAACCTTCTCAATTGAGAATGCCATTGAAGCAAACATTGTATTGCTGTCAGCACCTAGAGCTTCTGCCTGAGCTGTGCTCATGCCTGTACCGGTGTTATAGGTATTAACCGCAGAGAGACCGCTGGTGTTGCTGTCGCCTGGGATTGATCCAACAAACTTCTGACCGAAAGTATTTGCGCCAGATACAACAGATGAGAATGAAGTATTAACTTCGTTGAAGAATGTCTCACCACCTGCCAGAGCATTAGCAGTTGTTGCATTAGCAGCATAACGTGAGCGCATAGCAAAGATAAGGCCTGTAGGACCAGTCATTGGCTGTGTGCCGCAAACATCATAAGCAATCAGATTAGGCATTGACCTACGAACCAGGCTGATCAGTACTGGATCAAACGTGTCGATAGCACCCGAACCAGCAGTTGAGCTTGAACCACCCATGTTGTTCAGAGGTACGTTGGATACAGTTTCCATAATAGTCTGGAACTGGCCGTGTGCAGCAGACTCACGGAGAGCCCTTTCTGTGTTCTCTAAGAGAACAGCGGTAACTGAACGCCTGTGAGCATCCTTGATTGGCGCCAAATCAGCGTGCTCAAGAATAGGAGCCCACTTCTTTTGAATTTCTTCCTGTAGATACATAATTTTTCCTTTCTGTAAGGTTTGTTTTATTTATAAACTTTTACTTCTTGACAGTTCTAGAGATGGCCTGTACATACCTGTTAACCGATGGGTCAGCAAATACGGTAGGAGCTGATGTGTCACCCTCAAAGGTCTCTTCTTCAAGGTTGGTCTTTGCTGTTGACTTCACAAAGTAATTCTCCTTTACCATTGAGAGCTTCTTTGTATAAGTTTCCAAGTCACCGTCAAATTCAAGACCTTCGGCTAGGGCAAAGAACTTTTCGGTCTGGTTCATTGTCAGACCTTCGGCAACATTTGAAATAGCATCCTGCTTCATTGACTCAGATACAAGGCCCTTAAGCTCTGCATTCTCTTCAATTGCTTCAGACAGACTTGTTTCAAGCTCTTCAACCTTGGTGGCCATAGCTTCAAGTACGTCTACCTTGTCCTCAGGTACATCAATATAGTGTTCTGCAAAGAGGCCCTTGAGTCCGTCAATGAACCCTTCCATGATCTCGTTGCGTAGAGCAGATTCAACGGCAACTTCATTTGAATCCATCCACTTTTCTACTACATAACTCAAATATGAGTCTAGTGCTGTCTCGATTGAATCAACTGCGGTTGCAATTTCTTCATTGAGCTTCTGTTCAAACTCTTCTTCAAGCTTGACAAGCTCTACTGTAACCTTGGCATTAACCGCGGCTTCAAATAGAGTTGTAGCCTTATCCTTGAACTCTTCTGAAAGTTCTTCACCTACAAACATTTCCTCAACATCTTCACGAACATTGAGCTTAGGCATTGCGTCGCGAGTCTTAGGACCCTTGCCGCCCCTCATATCTACAGTCGACTGATTAGCATCAGATGATGCGCCAGCTGGTAGTGATGATGCTTCCTTACCAATCAAAGCCATTGCCTGCGTATACCACTTAGTAAGATCGTCCTTACGCATGGAGTGCATAGCACCAATAACTGAAGTCATTGCTTCAATCTTAGACTTTGGATTAGTATCTGGACGTGATCCAGCCTTTAGAGTATCGGAAGCAATTGATTCATCAATCTGCTCCAAATCTGAATTAATAGTATCTTCTGGATTCATTATAGATCTCCCTTCTTAGATTTTTAATATTTATACTATATTTTTCTTTGACGAGAGACCATTAATAAAGCTCTCGAAAATATCAAGCTTGCTTTTCTCAATTTCATTTGTGGTCATCTTGTGCATTTGCTTACGAGCTTCATGCAGTCTTTCTTGATACCAAGAATCATTGGAAGCATCATAAACCCAGTCTACATTCTCCATAACACCCTTTACAAAAGCATTAGGAGCAGAAGGATCTGCTACAATATCGGCCGCAGTGGCAAGATGAAAATCACTTTGAACTTCCATAATACCTTCTTTATTAGGCTTTAGTGTGCCCATACCACGAGAAGATACACCCAGATTAGCGCCAGACTTGAGTAGACCTCTAGCAATATTACCCATTGGTGTATCGGTCAACTTAGCCTTACCAATGAAGTTATTACCATCTTTCTTAATCTCTGAAATAATATGTGAAACACGATCAAGATTGATTTGTGGGCCTGATGGATGCCCAAGCTCACCATATGCACGCTTATTCTTGATATGAGATTCAATATACTTATTTACCGCAGCTTCCATTACAGGGAGCTTGTAAATTCTACCATTCTTATTTGGTACTTCAGCTTGCATAAAGATGCCGCGGATATAATGGTCCTTGGTACCATCTTCCCTAGCTTCAGTAATATACTCGATTTCTTCGGTAAGTTCTGTGATGAGCTTCATCTTATCCTCTATAACCAGCTGGTGTTACTAGAACAGCAACATTTGCAGTCATCAGATCAGTTGGCGCTTTGGATACAAAAATATACTGATTAGCTGGTATTACAAACGATGCATATTGGGTTGCAGCATTACTATATAGATTGACTTGTGCAGCTGTTGTAGCAGCAACATAGACTATAGCAGAACCATTTATTGTATTCTGTGTTGTAAGTGATATAGAATTGCCCGTAGGCTTAATGATGTTCATACATTCCTACCTGTGTTAACATCTGCTGAGAAGTTAGGATACGTATTTCTTGGGGCACCCGACATATCAATGCCGCCAACATACGGTGCGGTTTGTTCTGCTTCTGACTTTTTACCATTGC